ACTCATTGAAGGTTCGCCTACCTGACGAGAGCCTTCTCGGTATTCCCTGGATATTACTATCCAGGCTGACTCCAGATCCGTAGGCGATATTTCACGCTTCCTCAAGGAGAGCCGAGGTACCCCGGCCAAACAGCAATGTAGGGTTCTGTGTTTTTTAAACGATTGTTGTGTTTATAGTGAGCAGGTTCGCTGTGCTGTCTGATGAGCTAGGTGTTGAGCTAGGTGTTGAGCTAGAATAAGCTTTAAGAAGGTCTTTGTTGTGCTGAAAAAAATGTTCAAATTCTATTAGTAGCCAGTCGCCAGTTTTGGATGAACTATAGTATGTGAAGTTATCCGTGACCCATGTATTCTTTGTCTGTACGACTACATATTTACCTTTACGATTGAACTTCATGAATAGGATATTACAATCATCAACTTCGGCTACTGCCATAAGTTGATCTATCCATGTATCAAGTTGCTTACACGTACCAGTTAACATCTGATGGAAGGGGAAGTCTGCGTAGGATTTGCATTCCGCATTAAATCTAGTAAATGATTCCCCAGGCACGATATCTCCCTTGAAGCTACGAATTTGTCCTTCGTCTAGATATTGTTTACGAGATTGATTCTTGCCGCCGATGTAAGCGCCTGAACCAGGTGCTCTGATAAAACTTTCGTTGTACGTCTTGGACAGGAAATTTGCAACTTCGCGTTCAAATGAAGAACCTTTTGCTTTACTAGGAGATGTCATATTATGATTTATGCTCTTTTTACCATGTTGAATAATTTCTTATGCGATATCTGTTGCAGTAGCATAGGATGTAAACCCATTCTCTTTGATGACTTTAAGGACACTAGGAACACGTCCTGCAAGTTCTTCTCTGTGACTGACAAGCCAGATAGACTTGCTGCGCCGCCGAGACATGTCTTTGAGAATAGCCATAGCGTTCTCTACACCAATCGTATCCAGCCCAGAATCAATGAGTTCGTCAATGAATAGTGTATTGATCGGGAAGTACAAGTTTTCCCATACGTCTCTGAATGCGAATGATAGACCGAGGATCAACCTATTGCGTTCACCACGTGACAGGTTGTCAAAGTCAAGTTCTCTCCCCAACTCTGTGATCTCAACTGACAGGTCATTCTTGAAAATAACTGTATGCGGCAATCCGATACTATCAAGATAATGAGTCAATCTAGAATTTAGATAGGATAGGTTCTGATCAATGATCTTCTTGCGGACAAACGAATCTTTGCTAGTCAGTAGATCAAGAAGGAACTTTAGATGGTCCCCTGTACGAGTAAGTTGGTTGATCTTGTTAAAATCAATCTCTTGTAGGGCCTGTTTCTCCATATCACTGACTTGTTCAGCATATGGATCAATCTCTGCATCCTTAGTAGCAATATGCTGTAGCAGATTTGCTACAGTTGTGCGATGCTCAACCGCTTCTGCTTCAGTATCATAGACTGTCAGCGGTAGTTTACCAAGTACAATCTCAGGGTGTTCTGACAATTGTTCAGCATAAGGATCTGATTCTGAATTCTTAGAGTTGATCTGGTTTTGAATATTTTCAAGTTCAGACCCATGCTTGATTGCTGCTGCTTCTGTCTTATAGTGAGGTTCGGGTATTGCGCCCAAAATGAATACAGAATTTTTATTTTTTTCAAGTTCAGATTGGAATTGGGCAAGTTCAGCATTGGCAGTAACAAGCAGGTTGTTTTTATTTTCTAAAACCGTGTCGTGATTGTGGGTATGAAAATCCTGTCCACAAGTATAACACTTGTTACCTTCAAGAGTTTTGAGTTCGCTTTCTAGCTTGTCAATGGCTTTCTTCTCTTTAGCAATACTGATCCCTAAATTAGCGATTGTATCAACAATTTTTGCTAATTCTGTTGAACGTATGTTGTACTCAGCCAAATCTCGGTGAGACTGGAGTTCAGTTTCAATGTCAATATGACTAAGCTTATTGTACGACGCTTGTAACGCAGCAACGTCGGCGTCTCGCTTCTGCTTCCAAGCAATCTGGCGAGCAAGAAGAGAATCATATGCTTCTTTCTTTCGTTTGTTTTCATTATAGATCGCTAGGTCTTTGTGCGCTTGCAATTCAGCATCAATATCAATCTTGCTCAACTCATCATAATCACTGACGAACTTGCTTAGGTCTTCATTGTGCTTCTTGACCCACAGATTCTGCCTTCGCTTCAGAGCCTCAATCTGCTCTTGAACACGCCTATTGGCTTCTTCAATAGCCTTTACTCGGAACTCTTCTAACTGAATAGTATCCCTGTTGTCACGAATTTTTTCTTTTAGAATTTCTGCCTTCTCAGAGAGAAGAGTGATACCAAGCAATTGTTCAATGATCTTTCGTTGCTCACCTGAAGCAAGGGAAAGGAATGGTTCTGAGTAGGTGTTCAACGCAATGATATGCTTGAACATATCAGAGGTCATTCCGATAGCACGTTCAATCTGAATCTGGGTCTCTTTGTTCTCACCCTGCGCATCATCTTTGCCTTCTTGAAGGTCATTGTTGACATAGAACCGCAGGGTATTAGGTCTGCGTCCACGCTCAATCTTGTATTCAGTACCATGAGCGGAGAACTCAAGGGTACACATCATGCCTTTGCCGTTGGTGCGATTGATAAGATTATCTTTGCGAATACTGTTGATCGGGGAACCAAACAGGACGTAAGACAGCCCTTGGATTAGTGTCGTCTTGCCTGTACCATTACGAGCGCCATCACCACCTAAGTCTAGGTTTTCACCCAAGATAAGAGTGAGTTCTTTGCTGTCAAAGTTTACTGCTTGTGTTACCGCACCAATAGAAAGGAAGTTCCGTAAAGTGATATTCTTTAAGATAATCATAGGTTATTGTAAATCTCTAGCAAAAGTTTAGAATCATAGAACTCACTCTCAATATTAGTGATGCTCTCTAGTACGATCTGGTCAACGCTCTCAAACTTGATGTCACCACCACCGCCTTCTTGTGAAAGTTGTTCATTCTTGATGGGAATCAGAGATACTTCTCGTAATCTATATTCTGGAATGAGGGTCTCTCTGATGTAATTGGCTTCTTCATAGGAGATATCAATATCAAGGTGAACACGAACGCTTGCTTTTGGCAATAGTAGTCCTTTCGGATTGTCTAAAATGGAACTGAGTTTATAGACACGGAAGATAGGTTGATTAGGCCACGAATGAAAGACAGGATCTTCTCCCCACTCAAGTACCATCATACCACGAGCATCATCTCCGGCATCTGCGTAGTTATGAGGGAACGCATTTCCTATATACCAGATGTTCTTACGAGACTGGCGCTTGTGAAAGTGACCAGAGAATACAGTGTCAAATCCCTTGACATGCTCTTCATTGGCACCACCATGATCTGGCATCTCAACCATTGCATTCATAAAGAAGTGCGGGAGTTCTAGATGCGAGAACAAGTATTTGCCGCTAACTTTGGAAAGTATCTTATAGTCATCACCGACTAACCAAGGAGCGATCACAACATCACCTTCGCTGAACCAATCATTGACGATGACTACGTTAGGTAGATGTCTTGCCCACTCAACGGAGTGAACATCCCGGCGATCACGATAGTATAAATCATGATTACCAGGGATGAAATACACCACATCAAATGCTGCACTGAGTTTTTCTAAAGCACGGAGGCCAAACTGAAGGGTCTGAATATTGATGCTTGCCCTATGGTGATTGTAATCCCCTAGAAAAAAACATGTCTCACACCCTTCAATTTTGGCTTTGCTAATAAACCATTCCACAAAGTCATTACAATCAACATTATGTTGCAGGCTATTGGATTTTAGCCCAAAGTGAATATCAGTGAAGACTGCCGCCTTCTTAAATAGATTTGTCATTCTTGTACTATACTATCCTTGATGTCAAAACGCAAAGATTATGGTTACCTTAAGAGTCTAATTGGAACTTCATATCTCTGTTTTGTCTTGAGAATGAAGGGTTCATATTGTTCATCTCCAGAATATCGTCACGGATATTCTGACTACGCTTCTCAGTATTGAGTACTCTACAGAAGCTATTTGTTATGGCAGCAGTATAGTACGCGAAGGGATTAGCAGACTTTGCTTCGTTGAATCGTAGACCAACATAGGTAAGTTGAAGGATAGCTGAATTCTTCATCTCATCGTTATAGGTATAACCACGCCAGTTAAATTTCATGGCATACTTCTCGCAAAGCATCATGTACATACGAGCAAGCTTGTTCGTGATGTTGCCGTGATCCTTAGAGAAGTGTCCGTTGTCAATTCCGTTGACCCAATGTGATTTTCCTACGCAGGAGAATGTACCTGCACTATCCATTTTAAAATGTTGGAATGGAGGAAAGTTAACTTTTACGTGGACCATGTCATCCACTTCGGCCTTGGTAGTCTTGTCTTCTAGGTCAGCGAATTCTTCATCTCCGTCTTCATCAAAGATGAGAATGTCTTTGGCTGTCTTCTTCTTGGTTGATTTTCTTGGTTGTTTCAGTGAGACTGGAATGTGTTCCCAGGTCATGACACGATATACTAAATCTTCCGTTTTTACATCGTCTGGACTAATTTTGCTTTCGGCTTCAATTGAGAGCCTTGCTGCTCTAGCCTCTTTTGCTAGTTGAATCTGTTCTGGATTTAATGCAAATTCTAAACTTGTTGCGATGTCGCTGTCTGGCATATCTACTATAAGATCATAACGATGATATTCAGGTTGTGTGTAATAACAAAAACTGTTTTTGCTTGTGTGAATCTCTTTGAGAATATCACGATTGTTTAAATAATTGACGGGTTTTCTTGTTTTAATAGACACGTATGTTCCTTTACAATATACAAGTATACTGCAACTGTTGCAGAATTGCAACAGTTACGGGTAAATTTTATGGTTTTTTGAATTGATAAATAAGAGAGTACTTTATTTATCACGGGAAAAATAATGGCAATAGGGACATATACCACAACAACGAATGGCGGCTGGACTGTAACCGTAACATTTGATAGTACCTTGCAGGTTACTTCCTACACCGTCATTAGTCCAAATGGACAAACTTATTACATACAGCCTGGCTCCAACTTACTACAAGCACTGCAATCTAAAGGATATGCTGGAACATCTTTACCGGCAGGATTGGCAGATTCTTTAATCACTGCTCGCGATCAAGCAAAAGCACTAGCAGCATCTGAAGCTAATTTTGGCATAACTTCATCGTCCCCTACCCCAGTTACACCCGACAGTGATCCTACCCTTTACACAGCATCAGTTGCTGCTGCTTACGGTGCTACAGTCGGTGTAGCTGATCTAGCTACTTCTCCTTCATCTGGACAAGGAATAGTCCTTAACGCTACACGACAGTCTGCTATCAATCAAGATCAACTGAATGCTACTGCACAATCAGATTGGAGAGTACGTCTAGCACTTTCGCCAGCTAACAACGTGAATTATATGTATAAAGCTGACAATCCAGGCATACTGCGGCCCCTAAGGGATACTGATGGTGTTATATTCCCATATACTCCTACAGTAGCAGTAACATATGCTGCTAATTACGAATCAGCAGCATTGGTGCACAACAACTATAAAGTAAATCAATATGGAAGTAGTTCGGTTGATTCGGTGTCACTCACTTGCGACTTCACTGCACAGGACGTTTTTGAAGCAAATTATGTATTAGCAGTGATACATTTCTTTAGATCAATGACAAAGATGTTCTACGGTCAGGATCAAAATCCTACTCGCGGTACTCCTCCTCCGCTATGTTATTTGTATGGCTTAGGAGATTATCAATTCTCTGCCCATCCTCTAGCAATAACAGGATTCACATACAGCTTGCCGAACGACGTTGACTACATCGCGACATCTGGCGCATCTGCCGCCGCCAGTCCACAAAATAGTATTAATCCTACAGGAACTGCAAGATCAGCGTTAGCAAGATTAGGCGGTAGGCTTGGTATTGGAGGATTAGGTCGCCCTGCTAGTTTTGCTAGTACTTCAGTTTCGGCTGGCAGCGGAACAACATGGGTGCCTACAAAAATAAATATGTCAATCTCTTGTTTGCCGATGATGAGCAGGAATCAAGTATCTAATCAGTTTAGTCTTGCTGCATATGCAAACGGTTCACTACTTCAAGGTGCAAGAAACCCTAACGGAGGATTCTGGTAATGTCATCTTCATCTAATCAGGGATATTATCCACAGTCAAGTCCCTATACCAATACTAATATAATCAACAACAAATACCTAGACGTAATGAGCTATACTCCCATACCTATGTATCCGAGTGACGTTTATTATATCATTCCTCTCACATATCAATATAGACCTGACCTATTAGCATACGATTTGTATACTGATGGGAAACTATGGTGGGTATTTGCATCGCGTAATCCTAATACGTTAGGACCTGATCCGTACTTTAATTTTGTGGCTGGCTTAGGCATATATATACCTACACAGAATACTCTACGGACTGTATTAGGATTATAATATGACAACTGTGTCGCAGTCTATCGGGGCTATAACGGTTTCCGGAACTAATTCCGCTCCTGGCGAGCCTATAACTTATACACTAAGTTCTTCTATTGGACAAGTTGCAGGATTAACAGCAGATGACATTCTAAATGCAACATATGTACCGGATCCTACTGATCCTGCCTACACAATAGTTACTTTTGGTAACGGAAAAATTACAAAAACATCAAATGCTAAAGCAAAATCAATACAGCTTAGTGCCGACTCTGCTATCAATAGCATATCAGATCAATTAGATAACCCAGCTCCTGCTCCTCCATCAACTAATCCAACTTCTCCTACTACCCCGGGCGGAACAGGATCGCCAACTAATGCAAATACTCTTACCGGCCCTGCAAGCGGAGATAGCGGTGCATCAAAAGGAACTACTGGAAACAATCCAACTAATCCTAAGGGAACAACAGGTGGTTCACCGGGCTCGCCGGGTGCACCTGGTACCAGCAAGAACGGCACTACTCCGCCCAACGCAAGCAATCCATCCAATAATAACGCTTCCATAAATGCTTCGCCGTTTTCTTCTTCTACGCAACCCACTGACTCCTCACAGCCTGGAAAAAGATTAAATAATCCCTTAGGTCAATTTGCCAGTTACACTTATCAACTAAGTCTATACATGATAACTCCGGATGCATATGATCTTTTTATCGCTAGCGGTAGAACGAAGATCAACGCATTCAATGAAGCAGTCGGTATGGGGGCTGGCCCGACAGGCGGCGGCGTATTCTTAGTAGCGCAAAGCGGTGGAATCAATAATACCAATGAACAAAGAGCCGCCGGATTTAACTTTGACTACTATATTGATAATTTAATAATTGACGTGGAAACCTCCGGTAAATCTAGCGCAACCGCCACAAACATATCTGAAATAAAATTTACTATAACAGAACCCTATGGATTTTCGTTTGTCAGTAATCTCAAGAAATCCTCAGAGGCAATAAATCAATACACTAAAACTCTTACTACTACTCCTCCGGAAAACCCATCTAAACAATTCTTTATTTTAGGTATTAGATTTTATGGATACGATCAGTCAGGTAGACTAGTGACACCTGGATCTGATTTTAACGGAGCCTCACTGGATCCTAATTCAAAAAATGGGTCATTGTTTGAACATTTCTATGATATTTCCATTAATCAGATTGATTTTAAAATTGACGGCAAGATGACCACATATCAATGTACTGCGTCGTCTATCTCAGCTAAAGCCGCTTTTGGTATAAAAAATGGATTACTTGTATCTGCAAAAAATGTTACCGGATCAACAGTGGGTGACATGCTCAATACCTTGATGGGGTATATAAACGAAGAACAGCAAAAACTTGCAGCAGGCCCGAGTCCTGCGATTGAAGTTCCTGCGGTATATTCTGTTACTTTTGCTCCGGGTGCTGAGATCATCAGAGATTCTACTGTCATAACACAATCTGACATTGATAAAAGTAAATTTCCAGGAAGCGGAGCAACAAATACAGCAGCATCTACTGATGCGACCGGCGTAGCAGTAACAGTAAATAAAAATAAAAGAAATATTGCATATGCTGCTAATACACCTATCTTGCAGTGCATAGAACAGACTATCAAATATAGTTCATATCTTACTGACGCGATGAAGGCTGTGTTTAATTCAGAAAATCAATCAGATCCTAAGAAGAACGCATATCCGATAACTACTCCTGGATCCTCACGCCCCCTAAGTTGGTATACATGTACTCCTTCTGTCAGCGGCGCTAAATGGGATAATAAACAAAAAGAGTGGGTATTTAATATAAATTATACTATCAACAAGTATGATACTCCGGTAGTGACTTCTACTTACGTTAAAGAAGCATCAACTTTTTACGGTCCGCATAAAAGATATGATTACTGGTACACCGGATTAAACAATGAGATACTGTCATACGAGCAAACTCTGAATAATGCATATTTTACAGTTGACCTAGGCGCTACTACGGCCGATGCTGCACCCGCAGAAGGCACCTCCAATACTAACAGTCCTCAGACACCTACCGCGGCATCAGTCAAACCAGCTGCCGACCCTTCAAACAAATTAGGTCAAGGTGCAACTGCACAAAATAGTTATATCACTAGTATATATGATGCGGGATCACTTGCGGAAGCACAGATATCTATTTTAGGAGATCCTGATTATTTGATAGAAACTTCTACTGCTGCCAGCATAAATCAGGTTTATAGCCAGTTTTACGGTACGGATGGATATACTATAAATCCTAACGGGGGACAAGTCTTTATTGAGATAGATTTCAAAGAAGGAGTTGATTATGTTATGGGCGGCGGACTTAATGCGGACGGAAGTAGCACGCCAGGAGGAACACTCAACATAAACAATTCTATTCTTTTTTGGCAATATCCACCGTCTGTCGCTAATATAGTTCAAGGCATAAGCTATCAGGTTATCAAAGTAGAAAACTCATTTAAGGGTGGATCCTTTAAGCAGAATCTTAGCCTAGTCATTAATGATTTTGGTCAGGTAGACACAGGCAACCAAGGTGCCGATGCTAATAATCCGGCCGACCCGCGCATCGTCAAATCTCTCACCGGCAGCCTGACCAAGTCTACAGGACCAACTACAAGTAGTTCAGCAGCTACTACACAAACTACTGGTACAGGTACTGCAAAGCCTGCCCCATCAGGAGGCTCCAATACACCTGCATCAGCTACCGGCGGAGCACCACCGAAGCAAACGCCAAATCAAGGTACTACCCCTACTGGACCAAATGGAGCTCCAGTAGCAAACGGTGATGCAACAGGAAATTAGGGTAAAGAGTAAGACATGGAAGACATAATTAAAACATCAGGTCAACCCAAATCAGCCAAACCAGGCGCAGGCGGCGGACCAAACATGTCAGTACCGCTATTTGGGGTTGTTAAAGATAATATTGATCCTAATAAGGCAGGAAGAATCAAAGTATTACTTGGTGATAAACCTCCGATGGATTCTGACAATTCTTCTAACTGGGTTACAGTTAGCTATATGAGTAATTTTTTCGGTAGAGTCAACGCCGGAGCGGGACATACAGGCACCGGATCCTACAAAGATAATGCGAGTTCATATGGGGAGTGGCATGCTCCTCCTGATATCGGAACGACTGTTATATGCGTTTTCATCAACGGAGATCCTAACTACGGTTACTACATAGGATGCGTGCCAGAAGCAGAATCCTTACACATGGTTCCAGCAATTGGCTCATCAGATCATATTGTTGCTAATGAAGGGGAATCACAAGGATACGGAGGCGCGGTACGTCTCCCTGTGACCAATATTAATACAAACAATGCTGGTACTTCAAACAGTAATGAGTTTAATAACGCGCCAAGACCGGTGCACAGTTATACCGCTTCAATCATGAATCAACAAGGAATTATACGTGATCCTATTCGTGGCCCCATCTCATCAAGTGCGTCCCGTGAAGCGGCTAGTAGAGTAGGATGGGGAGTATCTACGCCGGGTAGACCTATATATCAAGGTGGATATGACGATTCTACGGTCGCAAATAATCTTACTTCAAAAAACAATACTCAATTACAAGTTGTTGCAAGACGAGGTGGACATAGCCTCGTCATGGATGACGGCGATGTCATAGGCAGAGACCAATTAATTAGACTGAGAACTGCATTAGGTCATCAGATTTTGATGAGTGATGATGGACAGACGCTCATGATACTCCACTCTAATGGACAGAGTTATATTGAATTAGGCAAAGAGGGTACGATTGATATGTATTCTACTAATTCAGTTAATATCAGAACGCAAGGAGACTTAAATCTTCATGCAGATCAGGATATTAATATGCACGCCATGGGAAAATTTAATCTTCAAGCTAAAAGCATCAATACTAATTCAGAAACAACAACCCAAATGCGAGCTACCACTGACATTAATTTCGGTGCATTAGGAAAAATTACAGGATTAGCCGGCGGCGCGATAGCATGGGGTGCATCAGGTGATGCTTCTATAGTTGCGGGTGGACAGGCATATGTAAACGGATCTAAAGTAAATCTAAACAGCGGAGCACCTAGTACTTCACCTGCAACTGTTCCAAATATACCGCTCGTGGCGCAGACCGATACGCTGTATGATCAGGCAAAAGGTTATATGGCAGCACCGGCTAAATTACTTACTGTCTGTTCTCGCGCACCTGCTCATGCTCCTTGGGCAAATGCAGGACAAGGTGTTAATGCTAAAACTAACCTAGACTCCGCAGCAAATCTTCCTCCTACACCATCTCCGGCAGTAAATGCGACCAATGCCGCAGGAACAGCAGCATCTCCTTCAGCACCAGCAACTGCGACAGTAGCATCTGCTCCGATTACTACAGCGGTATCGCCTGCGATAAGCACAAATACTACAGGTGCAGCACTAGCAGCACAAGCAACATCCGCAGCTACTGGGCCAGCAGCAGCGGCTGTCAAACAAGGCGCGGCTGTAATTTCAACAGCAGCAGGTAAGGTTGCAGCCGTCGGTGCATTTGCACAGACACCAGCACAACTAGTAAGTGGCAACATTCTAAAGCCGGGGTCAGCTACTCTAATCACCGGATTAGTACAGAAAGGTGCGAATATTGCACAGGCTATGCCAGCATCACTATTCAGTGGTGCACCTGGAGCAACAAATCTAACGAGTTTAATCACGAGTACCACGGCACAAGCATCCGGAATTGTCACGAGTATGCAAAAATCACAAACTGCATTGGTACAAGTGGGAGCAATCTCTGGTAAGGAAGCTCCAGCAGCACTGACTGGGTTAGTTAATGCTGCTACTACTGTAGGAGTAAATGCAACTGTGGGTGCAATACAACAGTCCGCAGGTTCAGTTACTAGCGCACTTAGTGGAGCAGCAAAAGGCGCATTAGGTGCGGCATCTGGAGTCACCGGCGCAGCAGCCGGACTCGCTGGTGCAGCAGCCGGAATATCCAATGGATTAAAAAATGTCGGTGGATCACTATCTGGTGCTGCTTCAGGAGCATTGAATAGTGCAGTGGGAGGAGCATTAGGTTCACTAACTGGTTCGGCAAATCAGATTGGAAATGCACTCAAGGCCATCGGCTCAGGAAGCGCAGCAGCGTCACTTGCCACTAGCTTGACTGGCGGTTTGGGCGGAGTTGCAAGTGCATTGACTGGAATGAGTTCAGTACCTAGTCTATCATCTCTATTAGATCAATCTATTGGAGTGTCAGCATCGGCTTTCAATGCGATCAAGAATTCTTTTATTCCGCTAAAAGCCGGCATCCCGCAAAATCTTACAACTATCGGAAAAGCCAATGCGGCCAAAGCAGCAGCGGTTGCGCAGCAAACTTCACAAGCTAGTGGTTCATTATTGAATAAGATTGCAGGTGCAGCCACCGGCGGTCTCGGCGCAGCCTTAACTTCGGCAGTGAGCGGGGCAACGAGCGGGCTAGGATCAGCAGTAAGTGCAGTAACGAGCGGCTCGTTAGGTTCTGCCAGTGGATTGGTAAGCGGAGCGGCTAGTTCTATCGGCACCGCTGGCGCAGCAATAAATGCTACCAAATCCAGCTTAAGTTCAATCGCGAGTGCAACCGGAATACTTAATAATAGCACAGATTCAATTACCGGTAAACTATCATCTGCTGCTACTACTGCTGCTACTACTGGTGGAAAAGGAACGGCGGTTACTTCAACGGTAGATGGAATAACAGGTGCGACTGATTCCATATCAGATGCGGTTACAGGACATGCACTCAATACCACTATCGGTGGAATAGAGAACGCAGTAAACAGTGTTAGTGCTATTGCTGGAGCAGGGGCAACTCTATCGGCAGGAGGATTGCCGGCTCTGTCTAACGCAGCAGCAGTCATACAGCAAGGTGCTGCTGCATCTACTTCATCAGCACTGGCTAGCGGATTGAGCAATCTACCTGGCGGAATAAACACTGTGTCAGCAGTTCTTAATAACGCAAAAGGGGCAACAAATACTGTTCCTGGAGCTAGCGTACTGTCAGGTGCTATCGGACAACTTCAGTCAGCCGCAATGAGTGGAGTAGGTAGTGCCGCAAGTAAACTGGGTGGATTGACATCAGCCGCGAATGCTGTTACTGGAGCACTACCTTCCGCGACCGGACTGTTAAAAAATGCAACCGGAGCATTGAGTTCTCTTACGAACGGATTAACCAGTAAAGCCGGCGGACTTAGTGCATTGGCTTCTGCTGGTCTACCAGTTGGTGCTATAGCACAATTACAGTCTTCTCTGGCTTCTCTGTCATCAGGTGGCGCATCAGCTATCAATTTACCCACCGTAAGCTTCAATACAAATAATCGTGAGTCTGTTACTGCACAGACAACTTCATTGCTAGGGGATCCTGGAATACCTTCTCCCAATCTGACAGGAGAAGTATCAGCATCAACAGTTGACTCTTTCCAAGCAAAACTAAAGGAACAGCAATCATTAAGAATTAAATATAATGCGCTGTTGGTTGGCTTCTTGGCATCGGAAAAACCGATAGCAGAGGCACAACGAGCATACGTAAAAACTTTAGACGATCTTCCTAAAGGAGATCCGAGAATTGAGCAAGCTCGTCAAGTATGGCTTAAGGCTGTTGCAGAAGGAGAGGTGACTTATAAAGCACTGAAAGCCTTTGAGAAAGAACATCCAGAGTTCGCTTGATACTATAAATAGATTAAAGGAATAACAAATGCCACAGTATACCGGCTTCAGCACGATAAATGCATGTAAACCAAAGAATACCAATTTGCAAATTGATGCAGCATCAACTAGTTATACTCGCATTGGCCCCAATGGCTGGACTCCTATTAATGGCTATGGTGTAACGCCTAGTTCTGGCACCATTGGTAATCCACTATATCCAGGTAAAAAGTTTACTACTACTGATGCAGAACTAGTGATACAAGATTTGATAAACGCATTTAATCTTCCTAAAGGACAGAAGGTCGGACAGCCCGGATATGGATCTGATATCTGGAATTACATATTTGAACCAAACACATCGGATCTACAAGCATTACTAGAGAATGATATCAGAGCTATTGTAGCCGGTGATCCAAGAATAACTATAAACTATGTAAAATCTTATCCCCAAGGAAACGGACTCCTAGTAGAAGTTCAACTCGCTGTGGTTCCGTTTAACAATCCGGAAACATTGAGCGTTTTCTTTAATCAGCAGACCGGTAGTGCAGCATTAGTATAAAAACTACTTTTTTGGCAATGATAAATACTTTATCAAAAGAGAGTAGCTATGGCAACCAGTTCAAGACAGTCAGCATTATTTGGTCTAAACGATTGGCAGACATTATATCAGACTTTTAATCAAGCTGACTTCAAGAGCTATGATTATGAGACCCTGCGTAAGGCCTTCGTAGATTATCTTCGTCTATATTATCCAGAAACGTTCAACGACTATACCGAGTCATCTGAATATATTGCACTGCTGGATGTCATCGCATTTATGGGTCAGGGTCTCGCCTTCAGAGCCGACCTAAATGCTCGTGAGAATTTCATTGATACCGCTCAACGCAGAGATTCGGTAGTCAAGCTAGCTAACCTAGTAAGCTATACTCCAAAAAGAAACCTAGCAGGACAAGGGTATCTAAAAGTAACCAGTCTATCAACTACTCAAAGTATAACTGATATCAACGGAATGAACCTTAGCAATCAGACGATTCTGTGGAATGACCCTGCTAATGCAAACTGGTTAAATCAGATGAATGTCATCTGGAATGCTGCCATGATCAATTCACAAAAAATAGGTAAACCTGGAAATTCACAAGACATTCTAGGAGTCATGACCAGTGAATATGCTCTTCAGATCGCGCCCAACGCTTTGCCTATTATTCCATTTTCATCGTCTATCAATGGACAAAATATGAATTTTGAACTGGTAAGTGTAACCTCAGCACATAAAAATTACATTTACGAGATTCCTCCTGCACCTATAGGTCAATTCAACATGCTGTATAGAAATGACAAATTAGGTTTCGGCAGTCCACAAACAGGATTCTTCTTCTACTTCAAGCAAGGTAGCCTGCAGAATTATGATTTCACGCTACAGCAGCAGATTTCTAATCAACTTATTCCAATTGGCACTATTCAAGGCATCAACAACACAGATACTTGGTTGACTCAATATGATCAAACAGGAAAAGCTATTCCCTGGGCACAGGTTTCTAACGTATATGCCAATGCTTATCTACAGACAGAAACTAGTGGAAAAAAGATATTCTCAGTAAACTCTGGTTACAATGATACTGTGTCATATGTCTTCGGTGACGGTGTATTCTCGGAAATGCCAATCGGCAATTTCCGAGCGTATGTTCGTGCAGGAAATGCACTGACTTACACGATTGATCCCAACGAGATGAACGGGGTATCTGTTTCCATAACATATATTGACAGAACAAATAGAGCACAGACGCTGACTATTGGCCTAGCATTGCCTGTGACTTCATCAAATGCTCAGGCTCGCGAGACTCTTGATGATATCAGACTTCGCGCCCCTACTCGTTACTATTCTCAAGATCGCATGGTTAACGGTGAAGATTATAATAATTTCCCCTACACCCTGTATAGCTCTATTGTAAAATCTAAAGCACTCAATCGTTCTTCAGTAGGCGTGTCTAAAAATTTAGATTTACTTGACCCGACCGGCAAGTACTCAAGCACGGACTCATTTGCAAATGACGGTGGATTATGGCAGGATAATACTGATGGCTTCTTGACATTAACGATCAATGATAGCAATGACATCAGAGCGTTCTTCACCAATCAATTAGCGGCTGCACTTTCTCTGAATCAAGCAAATCAATACTATATTCAGAACTATCCTAGATATCCAGTAAACTCATCTACTGGTGACGGCACAGTATATTGGAGTACGAGTGTAGTAGATACTGGTTCTGAATCAGGATTTGTCTATAACATGATCGGCGCACTTCAATCTCCAGTATCAGTTGGTACATA